GTCGATGGCGACGCAGGACGACGCCGCGATCGCTGAGGGTTGCTACTTCGACGAGCAGGCTGCCGACTTTGTTTGTGACTTCTTTGAGACGTACCTGCGGCACACGATGGGAACGCACGCGGGCGAACCGTTCACGCTTCTCGACTGGCAAAAGGACGACGTACTGCGTCCGCTGTTTGGCTGGAAGCGAGAGGACGGACGCAACCGATTCAACAGGGGATTAATCTGGACGTCAAAGAAGCAGGGCAAGTCCACCCTGTCGGCAGGCATCGCGTTATTCTATTTGATGACAGCGGGAAAACGTGCGGAGGTCTACGGTGTCGCCGCCGTCCGAGAGCAAGCCGCTATCATATATCGTGAGGCTGCAAGTATGTCGCGTACCTGCAAGATGCTCGCGGGTAAACTCAAGGCGTTCGATTCTAAGAAGCGTATTTTTTACGGTGCGAATAACAGCTTCTATCAAGCGTTGGCTGGTGAAATGATGGCACGCGGAACTGAGGGCGTTAATCCGAATTTGGTTTTATTTGACGAACTCCACGCGTTCAGATCGCGGGAACTCTGGGAGAGCCTCGCCTATAGTTCCGCAGCTCGACAGGATTCGCTGCTCTTGAGCGTGTCCACAGTTGGCATCGCAGACCAGTCGCTCATCTGGTGGGAGCAATACGACTATACAAAAAAACTGCTCGACGGTTCGATCATCGATCCGCATTGCTTCGGGTATCTGAGACAAGCCGACGAGGATTGTATCGACGACTTTGAGAAGTGCGGCGAGGAGGAACAATGGTTCAAGGCGATGCCGTCTCTCGGTCACACAGTGCAAGTCGAGACGATTCGCCAGCATTACACAGAGGCGAAGAACTCACCCGCAAAACAAAACGCGTTCCGTCGGTATCTGCTCAACATCCCGACGCAGCAGATTGATCGCGTCGTCCCGATGTCCGAGTGGTACAGTTGCCAGTCCGACGTTCCCGACCTCATGGGTCGGCATTGCTTCGCAGGTTTGGATCTTGCGAGCCATGAGGATTTAAGTTGCTTTTGTATCTATTTCGTCGCCACAGAAACGGAGCCTGCCTTCGTGTTGTCGAGTTTCTTTTGTCCAGAGGATAAAATCAAAGAACGAAAAGCGAGCGGGATGGCGTTCTATTCTCAGTGGGTCGACGAGGGGTGGTTGACTATTGCTGGAGGGGCGAGGATTGACGCGGAGCCGATACAGGATGTGATTCGTGAGGCGTCGGAATACTATCAAATCGATCAGATAGGTTTCGATCCGTGGGGTGCGGATGCCGTTGTTAATGACTTAATCGAGGAGGGAATACCACTAGTCGCAGTCGGTCAGAGTATGCGAGGGATGACGACAGGCGTCAGGACTTTGCTCGACGATATTGCAGAGGCGAAGATTCATCACGACGGCAACCCAGTCCTGTCTTGGTGTCTCGCGAACTGTGCAAGCGATGAAAAGAGCGACGGCGGCATCAGGTTCAGTAAGAAAAAATCAGCAGACAAGATCGACGGGGCGGTCGCTTTAGCAATGGCACGCGGGCGAGCAGTAGACAACGCAAACAAATCAAACAATCAACCCGAAATTTTCTTTTGAGAGATGACACCCGATGGCGTTATTAAATCGAATCAAAAACCTATTCGTGCAAGATTCAACCTATCGCACACCGCACGACTTTCTTTTTAAGTCCTCGACGTTCGGGCAGAAGTCCGACTCTGGCGAGGTGGTCACTGAGACGACAGCGATGTCGTTAGCTTGGGTCTGGCAAGCCGTCAGCACGATAAGCAACGACATCGGACGTTTGCCGGTTGTCTTATTCGATCGCTCAAACGGAGAGCGTGAGCGAGCGACCACGCACCCAGCCTACCAGTTGATTAAGCGGCGACCTAATCCTTACATGACTAGTAAAGTATTTATGTCGACGCTCACGAAGTCAGCACTCCTGACAGGCAACGGACTGGCGTGGATCATGCGCGACCAGCGAGGGATTCCCATCGAGCTGTATCCGCTGGACACCTCAACCGTCCGGATCAACGTGATTGATAATGAGCCGGTTTATCTTGTTCGCTTCAAGGCAGGCGACGAGGAGACTGCGATCAGGTATCGCGATATTATTCACATTAAGAACATCTCGAATAATGGCTACTGGGGACTCGACTGCATCACCTACGGACGCAACTCGATCGGTCTAGGATTGGCGACCGAGAAACACGGCAATCGGTTTTTCAAGAATAACGCACGTCCGTCGGTCGTCCTTGAAACCGCTGGCAATATGGACAAAGAAAAAGCCGACCAACTTCTCGCGTCATGGAACGAGATGCACGCAGGCGCAAACAACGCTTATAAGACTGCGCTCTTGACCGGAGGCATGGAAGCCAAGGTCATGAGCATCAATAACGATAACGCTCAATGGTTGCAATCGCGACAGTTCCAACGGCAGGAGATCGCGTCGTGGTTCCTGTTGCCAGCGAACAAACTCAACGACACCGCATCCGTCTCCTATGCCAGCGTTGCAGCATATAACAAAGCCTACCTCGACCAAACCTTAATGAATTGGATCGTTACATGGGAGGAAGAACTGACCGACAAGCTGCTCACGACAAGACAACGCGAAGACGATCAATACAGTTTTGAGTTCATCACCGCGAGCCTGTTGCGTGCCGATCTGCTCCAGCGGTATCAAGCCTATCAAGTCGGGATTGCTTCGGAGTTCCTAAGCCCGAACGAGGTGCGACGCCTTGAGAATATGCCAGCGCGAGAAGGTGGCGACAGCTTCGTCAACCCGAACACCAAAAGCGGTGACTCACCACAACCGGAAGCAGCACCAGAAGACGCAGCCGCAAGGACAGACATGGAGCCATCGCTCCGTGCATTGCTCGCCGATCGCATGGGTCGGATGATTCGGCTCGAGGTGACCAAAGCGAAACAAGCCGCGAACCGCGAGGCGAACTTTATCAGTTGGCTTGAGTTGTTCTATGACACCTTTGGAGAAAAGGTCGAGGAGGCTTTGCGTCCTTGCGTGACGACGGCACAGGCTGCGGGATTCGCTGAGGGTTGCGACGTTCACGAACTCACACAGACGCATATCATGGACTCGATCGATAGACTGCTCAACGTGACCGAGTGCAAACCGGAAGAATTAGAAACCAAAATTGTCGCGGAGGTTTCAACGTGGGACGTCCGTGCCGATGACATCATTAATCGAATAATGGAGAAAAGCTGATGGCGAGTAAAATATATTTATATGGAACTGTAGGATACGACATCGATGCGAATTATATGCGACTAGCACTCGACGAAGCGACCGACGGCGATCTCGAATTGCGGATTAATAGCGGCGGCGGTGATGTGTTCGAGGGTCAGGCGATCTACTCGCTGCTTGAGTCATGGAAAACGACAACCGGAAACAGGGTCATCGTCTACATCGACGGGATCGCGGCATCAGTTGCCAGCGTCATCGCGATGGCTGGCTCTGAAATTCACATGAGCAGCAATGCGTTAATGATGATTCATAATCCTTGGACGCCTGCGGCTGTCGGTGGGTCTGATGACCTGCGTGACCTCGCCAACGTACTCGATAAAATACGCGAGACGATCGTCACAGTTTACGAAACCAGATCGGGCATCGACCGCGATGCGATCGGTTTAATGATGGATGAGGAGACATGGTTCACCGCTGCCGAGGCTGTGAACTTTGGATTCGCTGACCAGATCGTCAACGCGTCAGAGGAAACCGTCGCATCAATTAAAGCGTTTAATTATGTCAACGCTCCTGATTGGATCCGTGCTGTTGAGCCTGTCGAGGTTGCTGCATCCGAGCCGGTCGCAGTCCGTCGAAGTCTCGCAAAAGCGAAACTAGCCGCAGAGCGTTGTTGCAATAAAAACAGCAAGAACTAAAACCAAGGAATAAGCCTAGCACTTATATCGTCGCGTCGTGCGTCTCCTCATTAGCGGACTCAAAGAACAGCGACAACCAAACCTTAAAATCAAAATAATCACAGAAGGAAATTGTCAGATGACTTTAGAAGAAATCAGAGAACGCATCGTCGAGATGCAGGAACAAATGCAAGCCGTTATTGCAAACGCTGAAGACCTCAACCGCGAACTCACCGAAGACGAAGGCGAAGAAATCGACGCCATCCTCGAAGAAATCGAGAACAAGTTACGACCACGCGAGTCACGCATGGAAAAAGTCGAAGCCGAAAAGCAACGCATCGCACTGGCACAAAAGCCAGCCGTCGAAGTGCAAGCCTCGATCTCAATGCCTGCTGTGCCAAAGTCGCACCGCAAACTCCGAGCGTTTGACAGCACCGAAGATGCTTATCGTGCTGGCTTGTGGTTTAAGGCGTCGTTTTTGAACGACAGCGAAGCCAGTCGCCTATGCAACGATTACGGCATCTTGAACACGGCAACCGAAGGCACGAACTCAGCCGGTGGCTATCTAGTGCCGGATGAGCTGTCCTCAGCGATTATCGCTGTTCGTAATC